ATTGTTATTAATTCTTACTTGTGAAAATGCCCAACTTAAATTAGTAGGCGGGGCCGGATAGCCATTAAATAAAGAAACGTTTTCTTCTTCTATAGGGGTATTATTATCTGCTGTTTGATAAACAGAATCATTAAATTCTGAGGCGGTAATGGTATAAGTTCCGTCGCCTTGTTCATCAACAGAAAGACACCTAAATTTTTGATGAGCGATAGCTGTTGAGGTATAAGACCAAACCGAATCAGCTTGCGGCGCTGCGCTAAATGCTTCTGTCGTTGCAACATTTCCAGAACCAGAACTCACCGTTTTTGTTTCAACATCGCCGTCAGGCATTACACAAGTTAAATCCCCAGAGGTTGGCGCTACTTGATCTAACGTGATAGCCGTCGTCGTGGCGCTTACAACTCGCCCGGATAATCTTGACCCTTGTCTTACTTGATCAGCAATAGCAAAAACCTGACCCGGAAAAACTGCAACACCTTCAAGACCAACTGAAAAGGTAACAACTTCTTGATCTATTTCCTCCGCCGTCATCATCCAACGGCCTAATCGTTGCGCTTGCCATTTTGAAGCACATCCAAACGCTGTTATCTCTTTTAATTGATACCCGTATTTATTAATTAACGATTGATCTTCTATTAAAGTAAAATTAGGTTTATAAAAATTATCAGGGTCGTTATATGTAACCTTGATACATGTACTTCTTGTTTTTAATGATGTACCGGAATAATTAAATAAACCGCCTATTACACTAGAATTACTATAAAGATGAACAGGTGAAATATTAGTACCGTCTAAATTTCCATGATCAGCGGTTAATTGTATCGTATTAGATGACCAATAAGCCATACCCCTAAAAACAGAAGCAAGATTTTTAATTAAATTATGAGCCGAAGTTTTATTACCAATTACGGTATTGATTGCAAAACGTGGTTCGTCTCCATCAGGTGTACTTACTAATTGATTTGCATATTGACAAAGGGGATATAAATCAACCCAATTCAAATTAGACGCTTCGATGAAATGACCAGCGCCCCAAACTTTATTAGTGCAAAGTGCATAAAATACGCTAACAGGGCAAGTCGTCCACCTATCAATTAATTCGCCGTTAAAACTTGCATTAGTTGGAAAATCTAAACTTCCGTCATCACGAACTACCGCATTATGTGGGGTTGGGACAAGTAAACCTTTTACTAAATAAGCCCTATTAGGAATATTAGGAAATGTTTTGCTAGGGAACCCGATTCCGACATGAGCCGTATAACGATAATTGATATGTTGTACGACTCTTTCTGTGATGCTTGTTAAAAAAATACGGTTTGCACGATCAGCGGCTAAAGGTTCTTTTTTTAAATTTTCATCTTCAAAATCAAAATATGTGACTTCAAAATCATCCTCACCATTTACTTTCTTAACAACTTTGACATCAAAAGGGCCTTCGCCTTGATTCCAAAGAGAAATCCAAGGGGTTTGAATTTGGTATTCACTTGTACTAATACCCTCTATATTACGACTAAAACGCTCCTTCCAAGATCCGCCCTTTGCTCTTGTATAAACAAACAATCTTAGGGTTGCATTAAATAATTGACCTTTTGCTAATCCTTCTTTTGCTCTTGAATATAACGCTGGAATAGTAAAAATAAATTGAATTTGATCTAGCTGCTTATCTGTTAATGATCTGACGATTTCACCGCCTCCATAACTTCTATCAATTACCGAATTATTACTATCTAAAGTTTCGCTATAATTAGCCCCGATTTCTTGACCGACAGCAATAATATTAGTGCTATCTAAAGCATGAGTTCCACCAACAAAACCCCCGATTGTTTCTTGAGTTTTTCCCCCCGATCTAAAATGTAAATCAATATCTACAGCATTTGATTCCCCGTCTGGAGCATCAACGACCTCGCTAAAATTATTTATAGTCACCCCATCTTGATCTACTTGTTCAACTGGAGTTTCGTTTAAATAAACACCTTGTTTCCATCCCTTTAATTCTTGTATTGGCCCTTCACAAAGGACATCAACTAAACGAACAATAGAGCTTGATTTTAATGCCATTTGTTTTAATTAATCTCCGAGAAAGTTGTAACCCATATAATCAACTCTTAAAGTATTAACATTAACATCACCACCAAAATCGATCAACTTGGCGTAAACAGTATAAGTATCTTTATTTTCTATTTTTGCATAACTAAATTCTGTTGCCCATCGATAATCTTGAGTTAGTAGTAACATTCCTTGGATTGTAAATTGAGTCGTTCCTACAACTGTCTCATCTTTTTTAATAACAATTTGAAATGTAATAAATCCATCAATCTGTGTTGTATCTGTTCCAATCCCTCCGACGCGATCAGCCAAACCATTATCTAATAAAAAAGCCATTTGAAAACGTGATGTATCAAAGCGAGCATCACTAGGACTTTCACCTGTTATCGAACCTAAATCTTTTAATCCATCGCTATCATATTCGCTACTTGTTCTACTTAAAGGAATAGAAGTAGACCCTGAATCACTACCAGCTCCCGGTGTCCTTAAATAAGTAACAGCGGCATCGGTGTAATTAGCATCAGATGATTGTGTAGGTATTAAAGAATCTTGCCAAGTTTTTAATTTAACCCCAATACCTGATTTGCCAGATTCTTCAAATGTATCTTTAGGCTGTTCACCGTTTACCCTCATTGTTCCAACGCCCGGCTCACGAATCCAAGTGCTTAACGGATCGCTATCGTCTGTGACCTCAACATGAGCCGCAACGGTATGGCTACCAATTAAACATTCCCCAAATACTAAAGGGATTGTTGCACCTGCCCCGACGGTATTAACTGGGCCTCTATATGCGTAAGATTGCGAACCGTCCAAACCTCTTAACGATGAACCGGGGCCAGTATCCCCCGATTGACTCGAACTACCAATTATGTTCATTGGCCCTTCGGGTTGAGGCGATAACATTTGTGAAATACCGCCAAGAGCTAAAGCAATACCAATATTCCCAGCCATCGCTGACAACGCCAAAGTAGTCGTCATTTGTACGCCGGCAGCCGCGCCAAAGCCTGCCCCCGTAAAAGCTAGGGAACCTCCACCCGTCCAAATAGCTAAACCTATCAATGCCGCACCTGCCAAGAATTTACCGAAGCCGCTACCACTACCAGTAATGACAGGCGCAATTATTAAATCCTTACTACCGAAAGGTAGCAACATATCTTCTAGTTCAAATTCTGTTTCTGATTGAATAACTTTATAGCCAACGCCCTTTTCACCTGATTCAATTAATTCTTTTGCAAATGCCGGATAATTTAACGATAGTAATTTAATTGCATCAACTGGCGTTCTTAAGTTGTGATACTCATGCACCGGGCCAAATTTTTCTCCTAATTCATCTAGGAGTAAGACCCTTTGCTTCATATCTAAATACGACCTCTGTTCTCTTTACATAGTAAAGGCGGTATTGCTCAATGCTAGATAATGAGCCTTCGCATTGATACAAAATTCTTTCATTTGATAAAAGTATTGCGACGTGTTGAGGGATTCGCGACCCTAGACGCATTAATAAAATATCGTTGACTCGTCTTCTTTTAAATGGAACAGGCTTAAAACCTATCTTTGGTAATTCATCAAGGAATATAGTTTTTAAATTATCTATATTTTCCGGCCTTTCATAATCAGGTAGAACAACGCCTAATAGCTTGTAATAATCACGCACTAAGGAATAACAATCAGCCCCTAAGCCATAATTCCACTGTCTACCGACTAAGGTTTGATAGTTAACCATTCATCTTTAGGGGTTAAATAAATATGCCAATTGATCTTTGTGCGTGAACAAGCTTTTTGATCCGCTTGGCTTGCATTGCCTCCTTCTGGGTGCGAATGAATAATTGCTTCAATCTTTCCATTAGTTCGTGCTTTTATATAATCCTTAGCTTCAAGAATAAAATCATTTTCAGGCTTGTCTGCGACGTTTCGACATCTGAAATATTTTCCATTAACAACAACACCACAAGCCTCTTTCGGGTGCTCTTCTAATGCGTGTTGCTTTGCTTCAAACTTGAAGTCTTGCACCTGTAAACCCTCCAAAAGGTAAAGGCTGATTAGCAAATACATATTTTTGAATAGAACCTCCTCTTTCTGAAATTTGGCAAAACCGTTCATAACAACTTGAATATCGATGTCCACAAACGTCATCCGCCTCAGTCGTAACCGAATTGTCATCCACATCAAAATATCTTTTTCCGGTATAGCCGCACGCCTCGCCTCTATATTTAAACGGGCAAAATTCTTGAATGCTTCGCCTTGGTAAATTAACGTTTGTCAAATCTAATTTTGTTGCAAGTTCAAAAGAAACAACATTTAAATTCTCAGACGCAATTCTATCAATATACCAAGTATCATCAGCTTCAAAAATTGCGGTCGGGTCAGCCGTTGCATTTGATCCGCTAGTAAAATTAGCAGCATCAAGAAATTTTTTACATGTCCTAACTCTTACAACTTTTGCTTTTAATGGGTTTAGTTTTTTGCCTGCACTATTAGTGATCTGAAGCAAGGCAGAAATAGCACTATTAGCATTAGCAATTGAAAAAGTTGGTCTTGGTAATGTTCCTTGTGTTGATCTTTTAAAGCCTTCTATTTCACAAGGTATCGCCGTATAAGTAATTGAATCAAAAACGATATTCCCTTTTACTTCATTTGTTCCCGCGTGGTAATAAAAAACAGAAGTATTATCATCTATCTTGATAGCTCCATTATTAACCATTGTGTCAGGGTCGGCATTATTAACTGTCTTGTCAAAATGCAATTGGAATAGCTCAATCACCGCCGAAGGCGCGAGCATTTGAATTTGTTCTTGTATTGACTGGGGAACAGTTGTCATCTTATGCCTCTGCTACCTCTTGAAATGTTGCCGTGATCGTTGCAAAATTAGGGTAAGGGATTGTTTTAGTCCAAGAGCTACAAATATATTTTGAACTTGCTGATTCTCCGGGGGCTGTGAAATCAAAGTTTTCTGTTCCGCCTCTTGAGTCAAGGAAACTTTCTATGGTGTCGCTATCTGTATTAGAAATATTTTCCCAACGTAAATTCCATTTTTTTAGATTTTGATTAATACCAAAAGTTGTGCGTTGACTATAACCCGACCCAAAAACCGCCGTATTTGTATTGGGTGCGCTGGCTTTGCTTAAGCCATAAGAAGATTCAATAGAGGGAAAGGTTGCCATTATGCGTAAAGTAAACCCCCCGGTCTGCGTTCATTTGCAAT